TAACTCCCTGCTGAAACAGCAGTATTAGCAAGTCCACCTGATTGTGTTTTGGTTAATCCCATTAGTCAGCCTCCTCTGCTGTATTTCCCTCTGCTACCCAAGCGAGGTACTCTTGGTAGTCTTTGTTTCCTTCGTAAAACGGAACAGTTGAAATTACTCCATCATCAGTTGTTTTTATAACTGAATTTGCTTGTGTACCATCTGGAAGTTTAAAAAATTTGTAATTCATAATTCTGACTCTGCTGTAAATTGATGTCTTAAAAAGATGTTAGAACCTGTACCGCTACTACTATTATTTATATAAGGAAAATGTCCTTTGCGACCAATATAATGTATATTTATAGATTTATCAGTAGAATCTGCTGACATTTTTCCTGTAGTGTTGGCATTTGCTGTGGAATAAGCTGTTACTGTTGGAGGATCTCTCATTTCTACTGGATACCTTACACTTGGCACTCCAGCGTAAGCTTGAGATGTAGGCATACTATATACAAACGCATTTTCAGTTGTAGCAGTACCAATTACTGCATCGTAATTGTATGACTTATAAAAATATCTGAAACAAAGATTAATCTCCTGACCGAATGACCTAAATTCAAAGTCGCTGGCATGATCCGAAACTTCTAATTGAACTCCTGTAATTTCAAAAGTCGCATCATTAGTTGTGTACCATGTTGAAGTTTGATCGGGCGTATGATTTGTCCCATCAAATGCTGCCCATGAATTTAAAGATTTATTATTAGTAAAATCTGTCCCCAAAAACAAAGTAAAATACATTTCTAAACCTGATGCGTTATTATTATCAAACTGCAAAGCTGAATTACCTATAATTGTTTTTGTTACTTTAGTCCATGTATTTTGACTTAAAGATCCAGTTTCAATACAAAAATTTTGTGCTGTACCATCTCTTGTTCTTATATATCCATAAAAATTTTGAGCAATACTAGATTTAACCCAAAAACTTAAAGTAATTTTACTATTTGTATTTGTATAATTCCAACCACTATTCGCAATATCTTGTGCTTCTATTTTATGACCTATTTCAATATAATCTGAAGAACCAGCACCACCTGATTGATTTCCATTTGTGACTCTAAGTGCTTTTCTAAATCCTAATGTATAAGGTGTTGTTCCTGATGCAACATCAACCTGTGATTGTGTAGGTGCTTCATTTGTACCACTATATTGAACAAGAAATCTATCAACACTTCCATAACCATTTGTTGTAGATGACGTTCCCCTTTGAGCTATTTTCATATCTCCGTTTATCGTGAGTCGTCTATTACTTAGGTTATTAGTAATATTGGCAGTACACGTTCCATCAGAATTATTAATACTTAAGGCAGCTACCGATGCTCCTACCCCTTTTATCGAATTTACTTTGATTTCACTCATAATTAGCTAGGTTCTGTTGGGAAAGTAACAGATGACATATCTAAATTACCATTTGAATCTAATTTAGGGGAGACACTAGCTGGTAAGTCTCGTAAACTTTGACGATATGTTTTCCAATCATCTGAAAGGGTCAAATCAGAGCTAGCCCTCCAATCACAAGCAGTTAATAATTTATCTCTTTCAACCCTTAAAAGTCTCATAGGTTCTTCATCTGTCAATCTTTTTAACTCAGCATTTATTTCAGCTTCAGTCGGTGCAGTACCACTATCTTGCCATATTAAACCAGAATAATCAGAACCAGACCAAGACCAAGTTTTACGAGGTTTTAAAATTGATAAAGCTATCTTTTTATCGTAAATCATTATCCTTTAATCTCCTGTACAAACATAGTTCCAAATCTACTTGTATTTCCTGAACCTCCAAAAAGTCTAACCGTTGTACCATCAACACTTCTTAACCCTATTCTATAAACCGTTGAAGATGTTGTGGCTGGAGTGTCAATATAAACATAAGTTTGAGAATCGTAACTATAAGAACTACTATTACCAGTTTTATAATTACCGCCTAAAGTTTTAGCAATCATATTACTGTCACTCACACTTCCTCTATATAATGCTGTCTCATATCTTCTGTCCTCATCACCCCAACCACCTACACTTAAATGTGCTATTACTAAGACTCTGCTACTACTAGCACTAGGAATAATAGATTTTCCAAACCCTGTATCTTGGAAAGAAGTATTAGATGTATCATATTCAGAAGTTTGTACTACATCTGAAAATTGAGATAAAGCGTTTCCGTCTGTAACACCTACTGTTGCAAAACTTAAATTGCCAGAACCATCTGTTTTTAATAACTGACCTGCTGATCCATCAGCTTGCGGTAGTTTTAAATTTACATCAGACGCAGGGTTAGAACTAGGTGCTGATATTATCACCCCATTACCACCGCTATGTACTAATTTTATCTGGCTCATAATTAGCTAGGTTTTGGGTTAGCGTCTTTAACCGCTTTATTGTGGATAGCAAAACTACCAGTTGCATCTAGTTTACCTGCAATAATATCGTCATACAACATAGCCATTTGCTCTCCAGTTGGTGCGTAAGCTGTTGAACCACTAAATGTTCTTTTATCTTTATATTCAACTTTTGCGTATTCTGCATCTATATCTGATTGAACAATAGAAACTTCTACACCATCTTTATCATAAGCTTTAAAAACTCCATCTATTTCTGAAACTGATACAGCATCAGCATACAAGTTACAAATAATTTGGTGTTTATCAATCATGTTGTTGCGACCTCAAAAACTGAAAAAGTTGTCTTAGTGTAATTACCACTTGATGTTCGTCCTAAGTGTGCATTTGAATCTGAGTTTGTAGTTCTTAAATATATTTTATAACTTAATGCGTCTGTTGTATTGTGGTCATCTTCATGCGTTAAACAGAAAGGTGACATTGTATTATTATCACCTGCGTCACCATGAAAAGAAATCATACCTGCTGCACTATTTCCGTCTGTTCTTAAATTTGCGTAAGAACCACTACCAACCTTTCTATATAAAGTAACTTGAACTCCTCTATTATTACTACCATTAAAAATAGTACTCGATATTGTTAAGAACATAAGTGATGTCGCAACAGTTGGAGTTATATCCAGAGAGGGCATATTAGGCAAAGCTACAAAACTATCGCTATTTGTGCTGTTATCTCCATATAAACTTACTGACTTAAATTGCAAAATAGCTCCTGCTCCTCTTTTAGCTGCTGTAACAGCATTAGCAGCAAGCATATCGGTATCAACAATACCGTCTGGTAGTCCTCCTACCGCTACTCCGCTTATAACATTTGTCGTTCCATTAAATACTAAAGCCATAATTTACCTCCTATAACACAACATAACGTGAACCTGATGGAATGGTAACTGTTACTCCATTAGCTACTGTAATAATTCCAACACTAAATCCTGATTTGTTTGTAGTCATTGTGTAATTATTTGAAATTGTTAGCGAGTTTTCTGTAACGCAACCATCCGCTTTCTGTGATGAAACTCCTGTCAAGGCAGATCCATCAATAGCTGGTAACGCTCCAGTAAGAGCAGAAGAGGGTAAGTTGGTTAAACTTGCACCCGATCCACTAAATATAGTCGCAGCAAGTAATCCTGTAGCAGCATTAAAGGTAAGATTTGATCCTGATTTAAGTGCCAAGTCTCCTGTTGCAGCAGTAGCAAATAAGGGAAAACAGGTGGTATCAGAACTCTCATCAGCAATCGTTGATGTACTTGCATTTCCAACCGCTATCTGAGTTCCCATATTGACAATGAAATATGTAGAACCGCTAGGAGGAGCAGAATCAAAAATAATGTCAGTACCACTTACAACATATCCATCTGTCATATTGCCTTGCCCAGTACCATCATTAGGTTGTTGCATGACACCATTGATTGAGACTCGTAAGATCTCTGCATTTACAGGTGTTACTGCTGTACTTGTTCCCTTCGTGACAAGCTTGAATCTATAAGCAGTACCATTAAAGGTTGCAGATCCTCCACCAGTTCCAGAAGATGATGCAATATCTAATAAATCAGCACTTCCTGTACCGCCAGTAGAACCTCCAATCTCTCCCCATGAACTACCATCATATCCTTCAAATTCTGATGTCTGACTATTAAATCTGAGCATACCAGCAGAGGGAGAGCCAGGTCTTTGAGCAGTCGTACCAGCAGCAATATCAATAGCTCCTGTACCTGTCATCGATATATTTCCACTAACAGTCAAACTTGCTAATGTTCCGATGTTGGCAGTAGAAGAATTTGTCTGAACAGAATTACCCATTAAAGAATGAGAACTACATTGATAATGCAGAACCATCGGAGTGTTATCTACTATCGCAATTTGTGTATAAGCACCACTAGAACCTGGTGTTCCATTTGTGGTTACGTTAGTTGTGTAAGCAGTTGTTTTATCTGACTCAAGATAAAAACGAAGAGGATGTCCACTATTACTGCTATGCGATTGATCGAATTTATATGTTCTACCTGGTGTAAGAGTTATAAATGGTGATTCTTTTCCATCTATGACATAACCACTACTAGATCCACTTCCGTTATATCTATGTGCTGCTGTTTTACTCGCAACTGTTACTGTGAAAGTTTTAACCGATCCAGTATAAGTAGCATGAAGAGAAGCAAAACCTCTGATATTACCGTCATCAGTAAGAGTTAAAGTTCCTGTAAAATTAGGATCTGCATTTTGACCTGGAGCGACCCACGATAAAACTCCACTTGCATTACTGGACAACACATATCCACTTACACTCGCATCTGTAGCTGGTAATGTCCAAATTAAATTAGATGCAACTGTAGCTGGAGATTTGAAACCTACATAATGAGAAGAGTCATTATCTAAATATCTAAATTCTTTTTGACCAGAAACAGAGATATGCTCACTACTTGTCCAAGAATCTGTAGAGTTTACCCAGTTAAATGTTTTATCTGTAGCTCCTTTAAGAGTTAAACCACCTCCATCAGCAGTTGTATCAGAAGGAGTACTAACTTTTCCAAGCGTAATATTTTTATCTTCAACATCAAGGTTAGTAGTATTTATGGTTGTAGTCGTTCCATTAACAGTAAGATCACCAGGAATGTTGACAAGACCAGCAGAATTTATAGTCATTCGACCAACCCCTGCTGTACTGAAAGTCAAAGTATCAGAGCCACCACTAATTCCTGAATCATTATCCGAGTTAAAACTAAAGGATGGAACAGCAGCCGATCCATCAGGTGCTTTACTTAATAAATTTGAATATGCAATCTTTTTGTTTTTATCAGCACCAGTAGCACTTTGATCTATTATTGGAAGCGTATCTGTAGCTGCTGGAGCAGTTAAGGCGGTAAATTCTGATATTTTGCGGTTTGTCATAATTAGAATTTAATAACGTACATTAAAGCAATATTCTTTACTCTAACTTCAGCACCACCATCATTTGCAACCCCAACCGAAATTCCTGTATTTGCATCGTTCATACTACTTGAACTTGAACCTCCATCTCCACTACCAGTAACTCTTGATCCTCCATCATCACCAGTACCATGTCCTAACGTAACGTGTTTGTGGCCTGGGTCAGTAACAGATGCACTATGACCATGAGTTTTGTTTTGATCTGACTGAGTAGAAGCAAAAGATCTTCCATCATCTCCAGTATTTGTAGCATTATTAGCCCAACCTCTTACAAATTGACCACGCAAATCAGGAAGGTTAAATGTTGATGAGCCATCACCAGAACCAAAAGTTGTGCTAATTGTTGCAAACAAAGTTGCATATACTGATCTACTAACAGCAGCACCATTACACTCTAAATATCCAGAGGGTACTGTTGTAGATGCAAAGGTAAATATTGATCCAGCAGGAACTCCATTAGCAATTTCACCCCAAGAACCTCCGTTATAACCTTCAAACTGCGAAAGCGTAGTATTGAATCTTATATCTCCTGTAGCTGGAGTTGGTCTTTGTGCTGTAGTTCCAGTAGGCAACTGCAAAGATCCAGTTCCAGACATCACAATATCACCCGCAGACGTTATAGTTCCTGTAAAACTAGGTGAGGCAGTTGTAGCATGACCTAAATTTGCTACATCTGTTTTGCCAAGTAATAAATAAGTTGGAGTACTGGCATTAGTACAAATATTTAAAGTATTATTTGCGGTATTTACAAATAATTTCCCAACAACATTATTTGTAGGAACAGATGTTCCGCTATTTGTTGATTGTATATCTCCTAAAACATTGTTTAAATCTGCTCTAAATGCAGCCCCAGCTTGATCTGCAATATTATAATCATGCGTATTACTCATTTATGTAACCTCCTTTCCAAAACCTGATGCAGCCCATACAAAAGATCTTGCTGCTGCTGCATTTCCATTAAACCATGATATTTGAAAACCTGTCCTCGATTCGTTAGCTAATACAAACCTATCGCCTGATTGTTGACCATTAGATGTTTGCGTAATCACAATGTTTGGTGTTTGTTTAAAAGGCTTGGAAAAAGAAACAGTATATTGTGATGACCCAGTAGTAACTGGAGTAGAAATACTTTCTGTTCTTCCTTGTAATTCTAGTGTAGCTCCTAACTCCGTAACAGCTATATTTTGGGTTGTGTCACTACTTGTTAATATTGCTTTAAATTGAAACGCTCTACCTGTAATGAGAACATTACTAAATTCTTTATATGCACTCCATGTAGGAGATCCAGAAGGATTATCATTTGTTGATCTTACATATACAGCAGCATTACCCTTAGTAGCATTTGCGTTTGCAGATCCAATAGTATCAATAGAACCCCATGTATCAATTAAATCAGTTCGAGAATCCCATAAAGTAGCTGTATAAAAAGTATTAGCTTCTAAAACTTTTCTTAGATTTACATCGTATGCTTGACCTAAATCTATTGAATTTGCAAAAATATATTCTCCTGATGTTGCAGTTGCATTATTAGTGACAGTAAGTTTTAAAGCATCTAATGATGAATCATAAACAGTATTACTTTTTGACCCAGTAAAGTTTGCTGTATGCTCATCTACAGTTCCAACAACAAGCCTCTGACTAGGGGCAGGGAGATTAGTTGTAACTCTAGTATTATTCCAAGCCGAATCCGTAGAGCCAGGTGAAGGGGATTGTCTTCCACCGTCATCCTCAAATTTAATTAAATAAGTCCCCGCTAATAACGGGACAATTTTTTGTGTCTGGTTTCCAGCAGCAGCAACAACAATATTCTGTGCATTTTGCCATTGAGCTTGTGATGTTTTACTTGAATGCCTAATTAAGGTTTTTCCTCCTAATAAAACGTCAAGTTCTGTTGCTCGATTCCAACTTAAAATTGCACTTGTTTCATCAATAGGCAGCAAACTAACACCAGAGACATTAGAAGGAGGGTCAGTCTTGCCTTTAGCAACAAAAAATGGAGAAGCAGGGCTTTGTCCTGTTGTTGATCTTAAACCAGAAGAGCTTACAGAAAAAACTTCTATTTCATAATTACCAGCAACCGTATCTAATATTTCAAAACTCTTTGAGTTTTCAATAGTTCTTGAATCATAGTTACCATTTTGAAGTCTCCATCTTATGTAAACTTTATCAATATGTATGCTTTTTAATTCGCCTGGTTTTAATGGATTTGGAATAGTAAAATCAGTTACCCAATTTACTATTATTTTTGTTCTTGCAATTCCAGTATTTTCATAAATAACTTCTGTTGCTCTTACTGATTTAGGTGGTTCTGGTGGTTCATCAAGATTAGTAATATCTCTTTTTGGAAGTGCAATACCGTTTTCAACGTGATTGTATTTACCCTCGTTATATTCACTTGCTGTAATTGAATAAAAAGCTCTATCTTTTTCTTCAACTGTCAATACTCTCCATGTAGAAGCTTGAATGTCATTTGTTTGATATAACCAAACACTATTAGGGTTTGGTGCTGTAGAAAAATGCTGTCCTAAACTAAAAACACCGTTATTTAAACCACTTACTGTTTTTTCTTCAACTGAGCCATCAGGCAAAACACAACTTAGAGTTGATCCAATTACATAAACCAAGTCAACATCACTACCTGTAGTATCTTTTTTTGCAAAAGTTGTGTCAATAGTAACAGTATTTGTAGTTGCTGATTCAATTCTTCCACATCTACGCTCTCCAGAGATCATTGGATCTGCAATCTCAATAACTTGACCTGGTCTTACTACAACTCCTGCATCAATAGCAGTACTAAAGGTAACAACATTTCTTTCTACGTTTGACATATATAACATCCACTTTGCTAATCGAGAAGCTTGGCCTCTTGATGTGCAAGCGAAACTATCAATATTCTTAATAACTGTGCCATACCTTGCTTGGCTTGCTGTATCAATTTGCTCAACGTAATTTATATCACGCAAGTCCATATCAAGATATTTAGCTATTACTACAGTTGGTCTTTGTTTTTGACTTACGTTGGAATAACTAAAACCAGGCTCTAAAACATTTGCTAATGAAAACAAGTATGTTGGATCTTTTGGAGCGTCTTGAGTTATTGATAATGAACCCGCACTCCATAATGGCATTGCTCTGAACACAGAACACATTTGATTAACCACGTTATAAGCTTCTTGTTGGTTTTGCAGAGAAACATTACAACTAAATCTAGGTTCTGTAGAGCCTGTACCAGTTCCATCGTCAACTTGTGTACTGCAATAAACTGAAGCTGTGTAAAAACTAAATTTATCTAAATCTGCTTCTGTTAAATGATCTCCCAGCCCATACCTTGAACTTGTAAGTAAATCGTATAAACACCAAGCAGGATCGTTTGTCCATTGTGCTGCTCCTAATGTTCCGTTAAAAACTCCAGAATATGATAAACTTCCATCTGCATTAACAGTTGCATTATGAGGAATTTTTACTTTTGTACCTTTAATTAGATATTTTCTTGTCGGTATAGAACTAAATTGTTCTGCGTCAACTTTCAATCCAATAAGTGCTGTATTTGGATAAGTAAGTTTGTCATATTTTATTTCTACATAAGTATTAAATTGAAAAGCATTAGAAAGCTTACTAGAGCTACTATCAGGTGTTATACGAGTTACTCTAATATTTACAGGAAAATTACCACTTAAATTTATTAAATAATCTCTTAAATATGTATCAGGTGTTCTTCCAGAAATTGTACCTTTATTTCCAGAAACTACAGTTTGATATGATCCGCCTTGATATTGAACTGCTATTGCTAATTCAACTGAAGTTCCAAAAATATCTCCTTCATCAGTAAATTTTTGTAGAACAGGAACAGTTATTTGTATTGAGACAGCATCAACATCTGAATCAGTTATTTGTATAACCTTTGGTTGTGCTTGAGGTACAGTAGAAAAACCTGTTGATTTAGTTGTCGCTACATCTCTAGTGATTGGAATGGTCGTTTGACTAGATGTACCTGTTCTTGCTTCAAAACTAACATCTTTAAAATTAAATGATCCATCAGATGCTTGTAAGGGAGTGTTATTTAAAAATATAGATTTAGCACCGTTTTCGAGTCCTTGTATTTCTCCCTCACCTATAACATCTAAAACTCTTGCAAAACTTTTTGAGTCTAAATTATCTTTTGCTTCTGTTGGAGAGCGATCACCACCACCGCCTCCTTTTCCTCCTCCACCTCCAGAGCCTAAAATTTTACTCATACTTCCACCTGTTCATTTTCAATATTTGCTGAGACAGTTATTGATCCAGTTATAACACGACCATAATGTATAGGTACTGCAACGCCAGCTCTTGAAGTGTTTTGAATACCACTAAAATTAAAAGACTTTCTTGGATCTTGACTATCTTCTGGGACAGGTGGTGTAGGTGTAAGCATTTGATCTATACCACTCAAAATCATTGAAGCACCCATAGCAGATACCATAGTTCCCATCTTTGTAAAAAATCCTCCCGTGACAGCAGGCCCTGCTCCAAATAAACCAGTATGTCCAAACATCCCTGCACCAGGAAACATAAAGCTTGCTCCTATTAATATTGCACCAAATAATATTTGTCTTCCTGATGCCCCTCCCGCACCAGTAATAACAGGAACTATCTTTATATCGCTTTGTCCAGTTGGATAATGTAATTCTTTTTCCTCTAACTCCCAATCATTAATTATTACCTTGTAATACTTATCAGACATATATTTTTCAACAGTAGGAAAATTAGTGACTAAAAATCTTACTGCTTGTGCAGCATTATTAACTTCTGCTTCAAAGGTTCTTTGACCTAGAAACTTCGCAAGTTCTCCGTATAGCTTAATTTTCCGTAGCATAACGAATCCTTTTACCTGTGCATTTTAGCAACCATTCATCTAATAAATCACGACTTGATAATCTATTTTGCAAATGATGTAAAACGGTCTGCTCTCCTAAGTAAACACCAATATGGTTTAATCCGCTACTGCATATTGACATTAATAATAAATCACCTTTTTCTAACTCTTCGTCTTGTAATAATTCTCTAAAACCTGTTTCCTCATAACATCCATTAAACATTGGATTTTTAAGAAAATCATTGTGGTCATTTGGTCTTTCCCAATCTCTTAGTTTTATCCCAAGTTCTTGATCGTACCAATCACGACATAAACTCCAACAATCAGTTAAACCAAAAACCCATTTTCTTCCTATCAACGGTGCTTTATATCCGCATGGTTCAAATGATGTCCACTTATTAAGATTTGGTTGTACAATCCACCATTTAATTCCTGATTTTTCGCAAGCTATTTTATCTGCTTGACTTGGTTCTGGACTTGTTACAGGATGGCTATGAATTATAGCAGTTATTTCTCCTTGATCTTCGGCATTAGCGTAATCATGTGGATCTAAAATAAATTGATCTGTAGGATCAGGAGCTATATTTTTACATGGAAAATATACCTCTTTTCCTTTTTTTATTAGTAATAAACCACAAGATTCTTTAGGATCAGATTCTTGTGCGTGTTTTAATGCGAGTTCTTGCCACATTATGAGAAGAAAGATCCAATACCAGGAAAGTCTTGAGGTAAGATTTGACGTTTTGGCAATCTTACTCCTTGTAAATCAAAGCTTGCTGCAAGTTCAAATTCTACAACTGATCTATTTTCAGAAGCTTTACGATCAATAAAAAATACTTCTAATGGGAATAGGGCTGTAGGATCAGCAGTACCGAATGGATTTGCACCTGACTCTTGATCTATAACATTACTATTTTCTTGAAGTAAAAAAGAACCATCTTCTAATAAAATATCTCCACCTTCAAAATTTGCATCATCTATAAATCTTCTTAAAGTTCTTATTCTTGTAACCTTTGCTCCTTCTAAACCTTGTGGCAATGTCAAAAGTATTGTTGTAATATCCCCAAAAATATTTGAAATTTTTAATGTTGGTCTTGGTAATTGCTTTCCATTAAATTCAAATCCACTTGCCTCAATTGGCATCCTTGTATATTCAATATTATTAAAAATCAAATTTGTTTCATTATTAGTACCAACACCATTATGAAAATAATATGTTCTTGAAATACCGTGCATAGTGGTATTAAGTTCTAATTGAAAAAGCTCAATAATATTATCTACATTTGGTTTCTGTAGCTCAGATACAGGTATTGCCATTATGGTTCAAATACTTCTCTAAAAGTGACAGTAATCGTAGCTCTACCAGGAAATTTAATTTGCTTCTTTCTATTTAAAGCACGATATTTACTTGTTGTAGCTTCATCAGGTGCTTGCCAATTAAAGTAATCGCCATCTTCTATTCTTGCATTTAAAAAAGTTTCAATAGTATTACTTTCTGCGTTAGTAATATTATTAAAACTAAGACTATATTCTTTTGGATTTATGTTTAATCCAAATTTTATTACTTGTTCATAGCCATCTTGAAATCTTGTTGTAGTAACAAAAGGTTCTGTTGTTTTTGTAATTCCAAAACTAGCTTCTATTGAAGGAAAAGTTTGTGCCATTAACCTAATAAACCTCCAGGTCGTTTTTGTCTTATAAGCTCTGCTTGTATAGCAGCACCAAGAATGTTTCCAAGTTCTTGAGATTGATTGGTGTCACCTTCAACAGAAGAACCTGACGCATCTACATTTACAGTTATATTACCAATATTTCCACCTGATGCTTCTACTCCAAGTTTCCCATCTCTACCTCTACGTAAAGGCATGATTGCTTCAACCCCCTGCTCGCCTGCAAGTGCTGCACCATTAGCGAGAGGAAATAATTGAGGACGAGTAATTAGACCCCCTTTTGCATAGGGTACAATTTTATTTTTAGGAATAACACCACCATCTGCAAATTTAAAAGGATTTTTGATAAATGGTGTACGAGAAAAATCGATATCGCCTGTTGGTAAATTTAACCCACCACCAAAAGGTAAAAATGAACTTAGATTATTTTTAGGAGCAGGATTAAATAAATTTCCAAACATTCCTGTTAGTGGTTGAATTATTTGTGATCTAATTATTATTCTTGTAATATCTGCAATTATTGACTTTGCTAATTTTCTAAAATTTAATGTTCCTTGTAAAACAAATTCAACAAGTGCATCTTCCATTTTTTTGAATGTACTTACAAAAGAATTAGCTATATCTTGATTAACTTGTTTTACGGATTCTCTATATTTATCTAAAATATCTCTTGCTTTTTTTGTATCATCTGTTGCTGCTTGAGAAACAGGATCTTCAAAAACATTTCCTCCATCTCCCTCTTGTGCAAAAGGATTATTAAACCCTTCTAAATTAAAACGACTACCACTAGCATTAAAAGAACTTGTATCTATATTGAAATTTGATGGATTTTTTGTAATATTTACAAAATCTTCCATAGCTTTATTTCGACTTTCTAAAAGTTTAATTTCATCTTGAATTAATTTTAATTCTTCTTTCTTTCTTTTTACGATATCTGCAAACGGCTCACCTGTAGCTCCAACCATACCTGTATCTAATTCAAATTGAAGTTGCAATGCTTGTTTTTTTAGGTTATCTAGTCTAAATTCATCTCCAATTTTGAAAAATTCTTTCATCTTTTCAATAATGTTATTAAATACATTTATAGTATCGGTTGCGAATTGTTGTAATGAAGAACCAATAGGCTGCAAGAAATCACCAAAATTTTTCTTTAATTCATCTAATGCAACTCGCATCCTCTGACCTGCATCTGCTGTTGAAGCCGCCATAGCCTTTGCAGCTTCAGAATGATCTTCACTTAACCTTACAACAAATTTCATTACATCATTTAAACCAACAGTTCCATCTCTCAAGTCTTTTTGCAATTGAGGTAATGTTCTTCCTGTCGCAGCAGCAAATTTTGTAACAGCTCCAGGGAGTCTCTCGCCCAGCTGACCCTGCAGCTCTTCTGCCGATACTTTGCCTTTACCAAAAATCTGCGACATCGCTCGAATAGCAGATTTCACATCTTCTGCATCTCCACCTGTTGCTTTGATTGCTTCAGAAACACCTCTAAAAACTTTTTCTGCTTCATCAACAGATCCTCCCGCACCTACAACTGATGCTGTTAAAGTTGTAAATTGTTGAGTTGCAGCAGCTATTGGAACATTTAATTCTCTAGAAACTGATTTAATAACCTTTTGAGCTTTATTAAATTCACTTTGAGATTTTGTTACTCCTTTTAAAGCAACTTCAAGTCTTTTTATTTGAGCAGAATATTCTGCGGCTTCTTTTGCTGAAGAAGCTAAAGCTCCTACCGCTACTACTCCAGCACCAATACCAGCACCAACAAGTCCACCTGCTAATACACTTCCTCCCGCTTGAGCAGCACCAGCAGCACCAGCACTGGCTAATCCAGCTATTGCAGGAGGTATTCCTAATGAACTTCCAATATATGCACCAACACCTCCGATAGCTGCTGCCCCACCAGCACCTAACCCAGCAAACATTCCTTTGCTTTTTTTACCTGTTTGATTAAAAGCTTGTAATTTTGCTCTATTTTCATCTATTGCTTTTCCTAACTTTTTAAATTGAGAACCACCAATTTTTACTTCATCTCTTAGTGCTTTTAATGTTCTTTCTTTTTGTTTAAATTGATTTATACTTTTTGGGACAACAGCGATTGTTTCTTTAATACCTTTATTTAAATTTTTTATTCCTACTTCATTTAATGGCTTAAATGCTTTTGATAGTTGTTTTAATGAACGTGTTAAAGTCGTTAAATCTTCTAAACCTGTAACATCAAAATTTAAAGTAACTTCTCCAGTTTTTCCTGCCATTATTTTTTCTCCTTATTAATCTCTACGAGAGCTACAGATTCCATAAGTTGTATGCCCTCTAGCATTTCTTGACGGTTTTCTACATTGTAAAGGTCAAATAGTCCACCAGCAAGCAGTAAGACCTCATATTTTAAACCTACCATACCTCCAAAAGAACAATCCCATTGTGTATTCATTCTTAAAAACATCATAACAATTTCCCAATTATCATCAATTACTTCAAATTCATCCCTTGATTCTAGTTGCTTCTCTATCTGAATACCAAATACTTCTGCATCTTTAGCGGTATCATCTATAACTTGTTTGCTGCCCGAAGCCCAATATAAAGCAGCATCAGTTAGTTTTTTACTTGTGCATTACTATAAAAATCTCTAAAACCATCTAATACACCCGCTACAAAATCTGTATCTTCAGCAAATTCTTTTAATATTGCTTGTGAAAATTGTATAGGTGTCCCATCTTCTTCATTTACATCTTCCCAACCTACTAAAACTTTTTGCAAAGCATCATACTCAGTTGCTTCCTCAAAGTTATTAAGTTCAGACCTTGATAAACGATTAAACTTAGCAGTAAATGTTGTTGTTTCAAACTCGCCTACTTTTGTTGTAGATGGTGTTTGTACTTTTACAGGCCAAGAATAAACCTTAGTTTTTTTTCTTACAAAAGCCATAAAACTAAATAATATATATGTTTCTACACTTTAGCTAGGAAGTCAATATTTAGTAAGTATCTATGTGTAAGTTATTGTAAGTTCATCGTTTGCTGCGGTTGGAACTAATGTGTAAGGAATCTCTAGCATTTGTATTCCATCTTCTTCTGCATAAGCAACGTCACCAATATCTGCTTTTGTAGAAGATACTTGTACTTTGTTACCCGCAGTTGTTCCATGTAAGAATGTTAGGTTTCCTGTTGTTTCAGCAAGTGCAGCAGCAAAGAAATCCTTAGTTGCTAATGGTATAGCTTCTATAGAAACAGAACCAGTTATGTTTCTATTAACTAATAATGTTTCTTGTGAACCACCAACTAACTCACGATAAACAAGCTCATTACCTATATCTAAAGAAATAGAAGATAATGCACCAGAGTGTGAAAGTAACTGAAAACTACTTGTATTACCTTGCTTAAATATTAAAGGTGTTGCTTGATTTCCATAAGTGACAGTAGGTAAAGCTGTGTCTGTTGGAGGAATATATATGCCTTGGAAAGTAAAGTCGATTGTAGGTATTTCACCAACAGATCCATTAATTACAAAACTGCCTCTTGCTCCAACCACTTTATGTCTAACACCATCTGTGTTGTAGTGAATAGTAACTGAAGAAAAACTTGTTGAAACAGGTGCATAAGTAACACTTGTTCCACTACTAATAGTCTCGCTAAAGCCACAGGCTTTAAGGGCATCTCCATATCGAGGAGCGGCTCCGGCGGTTCCAGATCCAGCAAGTTCTACGGAAAAAGTTACCTCAACATTTGTGTTTGCTAATAGTTGTTGGAAAGCTCCTAAAAAAGGTCTTACAACATCTCTACTTACAACATCGCTTGATTGTGGTGTAATACTTAAATCTCGTACAAGAACAGCATCAGCAGCAACTATTCCAGGATCTGATCCATAGCTGGTTTCTGCCTCAATCAGAATTACTCTTTTTCTTGTCAGTAGTGCCATCTTTAGTTACCTCAGTAGGGGGTTCTGCTTTTTTTGTTTGTTGAACTAGCTTTGCTTTGCCAGTTTTGGGGTCAAGTATGTAAGTACCGCCCTCAGTTGGATTTTCATTTACCATCTTAAACAATCAGGGTTAGTAGGGTACAACTTTTATTATAATTCATGTGCTTAATTTGTTATATTCTGTTCTGTATTGTATTTCGTACTCACAAGTTATGACACCAGCAGGTTGATCTGCATCTAAAACTTCAAAACTTTGTGTTGATGGTTGAATATCAATCGCTAAACCTCCAAGAGTTGTGTTAGTTAAGATTTTTGTATGTAAACTTTCAATAGTAGAATCAGCTATATTTTCTGGAATTTCTCCTCTAACAATCACGACAACTCTTATTCTTAATGTCCAATCAACTCTTGTATTATTAATATTAGGAGTATCAGTTATAGGTTCTAATACTAAAGCAGGAGATTCAGCTCTTGTTAAAGCTGCAACTCTAGATCTATAAATTCGTGTTCCTACTCCTGTAGTACCTGTAAGATTTGTTTTTATAGCAGCTAATATTTGTTCTCTTTTGCTAGCCATTTTAAACTTTGGTTAATGAAAGTATACATAATTTGCCATCATCTATTTTCTTAACACTACGAACTTTATAATTTACGGAGTTAACTGTTAGCGTTGAATCAAAAGCTGCACTTCCTAAATCAGAAGTTTTTGCAGTAAGTTGGTAATCAGTTGTCAATATGACACCATCTGCAATCATTTCATCAGGTTCATCTAAAATTCCTTTATAAGTTACAGAATTAAAAACAACTGAATCTTGAAAATCAGAAAAAAATGTATCTAAATCTTCAGTAAATGCCATAAGAAAAAGCCCCATGAAAGGGGCTATATTTTTTATCCGTACTTCTTAGCAGCAACTAATGATATTCCGTAAACAAAAACAGGTGAAGAACCCGCTACTGTTTGAACTATCTTGATGAATCTTTTACATTCATCTTTGTTAACTGCAAGACTCTGAAGAGATGCTGAAGTTGTTACTTCAGTAAAAGCTGCTCCAGACAAGTCTCCATAAGTACCACCTGATGTATCAGAATCTTGAACTTTAATATTTAAAGTTGGAGATGAGCCTGTTCCTGCTGCACAGTTAAGAACAAGAACAACATCACCATCAAATTCTAATAAATCAATAGCACTCGATGTAGCTGTTGATGTAACAGAAGCAGATGCTACTGCTGCTGTTATATCAAGCTTTTCCAAGTTTTGTTGAATGATTGCCACTTTAAGTTTCCTCTGTTGTAGTAGTCTGTTTTTTCTTAGGTTTTTGCTTTGCTTTTGGTTTTTCCTCTACAACTTCTTCTTCAACTACAGTAGTAGTTTCTGAAGCTTCTATAGCTTTACCACTAAAAATAAGCAAGCGACCAACATTATTATCTACCTCAATAGTAGTGCCAGAGTCCGTTGGGACTCCAGCTATCATTGTTGATCTAATTAGTTCAACTTTCATATTATGTGCCGAAGCAGAATGCAGTTGGTTGCTTGATAGCAAAGTCAACATCTTGCAATGCAACAATTTTGACTGTGCCGCTACCCGCTTTTGTGATTGTATCTACTGTAAGATCTAAACCACTCCACATACCAATACAGAACTGGCTGAAGTCACCGAATAGTGCATCGTTGTTAACGAGTTGATTTGAAACAATAACTGGGTAGCCATTGATTTCATTGTTCTCAAAAACAAACTTACCTGTGTTTGAAGCAACTTCTGTACTCTTCAATGCACCTCTTGCAGAAGCATTAATGATGTAGAACATATTTGCTACATCTGCGTTTGCAGCAGCTACATCAGTTTCCATTCCGATGTACTCAGCGAATGTACCAAATGTAGTAATTGTTTGTGTGCCAACACCAGTTGTATCTTTGATACCTAATGGTTGGTTTGAAGAACCTGTACCGTAGATAGCTGCATTGTCTAACTTAGTAGCAATTACACGAGCTATATCATCTCTAATCATACTTTCAACATCAATAGATGATTGAAGTAATAATCTTCTTGTAAATTCAACCACTCCACCAACAGTTTTTGGTGTCATGTTCACTTGGTCGAAGGCTTGCTGTGATTCTGTAGGCTCAGATCCTTCTCCAACGAAAAACCCTGTTGCTGTCTGAGTCATTCTAGGGATCGCAATGTTACCAGAAAGTCCTGTAAGCATTGTTGGGTTTGCAGCCATAACAGCCATTCTCTTACGAAGAATGTCTATAAAAGAACCAGAAAGTAATTCTGTTGGAACTAAGTTACCACCCGCAGTTGCAGTACCTACATTCAAGTCTCTTTGTAAAACTTCGTTAGGAACTAAAATTCCATTTGCAGGTTTGTCATAACGCTTAGATGCCTCGTCTGAAACTTCTCTTTCAAATGCAGCAGCCTCTTGTGCTGATCTGTCATTAGGGTTTGCTAAAGCATTTAATGCTCTTAAGAAGGAAAACTTCTTAACTTCTTTTGGTTCTAAACCAACTTCATTAGTTGTCATGTCTGTTGAACGAATTGGGGTATTGTTTGCCTCTGCCTTGTTTTTAACAAGATCGAGGATTGCTGCTCTTGATTCAACAATAGATTTGTTGCTTTTAATAAGAGTCTCAGCTATCTCTTCTGCTCCATACTCTCCGAACTCACGACATAATGAAGTGATAGATGCTGTACGAGCATTGTTTTCATCAATAGCACGTTGTACTTCGGCTTTGATGTCGATTTCAACGGATTTCTCCGTATCAACCGCAGTTTCTTTAGTTGATTCTTCCATGTTACGAACTTTGGGTGATGCGGAATCCTCCGCAGAGATAATCTCCTCGACTGGAGATTTACTTTCTATATTAATACTATTACCTTGAGAGGGGTCAATTAAACTTCTTCCGAAACCAATTGTAGGATCTGCTGGAACAGTAACAACTGATAGTTCATGTACCGACCAAGAACGAGCTAGCATTCCATCTTCTGTCTCATCAATATCATTAATAGAATATCCAAAACTTATACCTCGAATAATTCCATCTTTTACATCTTCTAAAATTTCAGATGCAAACTTACTTCTTGAGAAACGAATCTTTGCATAACCTCTTTTGTCTTCACCAATATATGCAGATTCAACTACACCTATTGGTTTATCCATATTGTGGTTGAACAAAACCGCACCGCCATCATTAAGTCTTGAAAGATCAGCAGCACCACTTTCATGGCTGAGAATTTCGTTACCGAAATAACGCTTTACTGGATATTCTGACGAAAAAGGAAACTCAAATGTTCTTGATTTCACATTTTTGAAATCAGTAACTTCTTTTCTTTCCAATTTGTCATTAACATCTATTGATCTGATAGCTGCAATTTTAGTTAAGGCACTAAATCTATGACCAGCATAGATATCAGTCTCCTCACCATTTCTGTAGACCTGTATCAGGGCAGCAGGGTCATCAGCAGTACCATTAATTACAAAAGAACTACTAGGAACATCAATTTGACCATCCCTAACAATTCTTGTAATTTTACCTCTAGCAGTACCACCACTAGCATTCCAGCGAACAAAATCGCCAGTCTTTAAAGCATCTGGTGCTGCTCTGTTGTCTTCAATAGTTTTTTGAGCCATAGTTTTTTCGTTAGTAGCTGGTTCAAATTTAATGGGATCAAATTCATTTCTCTCAAGCCAGGATCTAGCTTCAGAGGCAGAATAATCGGATAATCTGAACCTAATAGATTGAAGTTCAGCACCCTCCTCATTATCCTTTATACCAAATATAAAGTCTATGCCTTGTGAGGCTTCATTATTAGACCGCCTAAATGTATCATATTGTTCTGAATTTGTAATAGTCGCTGCGTGTTCATTTGGATATGGTCTTGCAAGTTCTATTGGTTCTGCTCTTTCTCTAGCTTTTTTTATGGCAGCAGCTTTTCCTCTACTCCAACTGAAGCCTGCATCACCTCCCCAAGCAGCCCATGCGACCCTACCTTTTGACGGATATCCCTTTTCTCCAGGGCTGAAACCTTCTGCTTTCTTGTCAACCTCATGCCTACTGAAAAAACTAAACATACGCAAGGTAACATCTGCTGAAAGTTCTGAGCCACTTAGTATTTGAGTCGCTCTTACTGCTGCCACTTGCGTACCACCTGCCCTACCTTCTTTTTTCCAATCTTTATATCTTTGTGCTTCTGTCTTCATCCCATCTGTAGGTTTGAGATTAATCTCAGTTCCGCTTACATTTGCCATGATTACTTAGTTTTTTTGCGTGTTTTCTTTGTTCTTGATGGTGCTGTAGGTTGAACAGTTGGTAAATCAAGTTCCAACTGACCTACCTCTACCTCTAAATCAAGATCTTTATCTAATGTAACTCCTAACTCTTTAGCGGTTTCCTGTTCTCTAGCTATTTCTGAAATAATATCGTCATAATCACCACCATTCGTCTGAGCTATAACTTGTGATTTACTCATATAACCAGCTTGTTCTGCCTCTCTAAACGCTTTTATTTCTTTAAGAGGATCGACATAATGTTGTGCTGGAGGTGTCCATCTTGGCTTCATATATCTTTCTGGCCTTACTGCATAATCATCAAAATCTAATTCACCAACTAATACAGCTAGTTTCATCCATTCTTTAAATACTCTTAGGTGAAGATTGTTTATAAGATATTTTTGACAAAATCTCCAATGTTCCCTATCTTCTAACAAACTTAATCTAGAACTCGAATAATTAGTTTCACTAAAGTCTTTACTGATAGTTTCAAAACTACAACCTAAACCTGTAGCAAATCGTCTGATTTTATTTTTTACAAACATCTCATACTGTTGAGATGGGTAATCTATGTCAGGAATTGTTACTTTTTCATTAGGCATCAAATATCTAAATGTACCTGGCTCAAATGATTGTATCCTCTGCCCATTAACGACATCATCTCCTATCAACTCTCCTTGGTCATTTTCCACAAAGCCCATTATGCTCGCACCTGCTCTAGCTCTTATGACTGCTGCCTCTTCATAACCCTGTAATTGATGCATATCTGCCATCACGCTATGAAACCAAGGCACTCCTCTATTCTGACCAGGTCTTTCTGGTAAATACAGATGAATAATATCTTCAGCAGAAATAAATATGTGTAATTTTTGATTATTTGAATAATCTAAGTAATAAGCATCCCCTGGATGTTTAGTAAGAATGGCATATCGTTGTGGTCTTCCCCACTCATCAATCTCCACTCCGTTTCGCCATTCGTTTTTTAATTTTAATGTTTTACCTGTATATTCTTCATCTAACATATCTGATTCAATTAACTGAAGAGCTAAAGGAACTTTTGAATTACCAAACTGTTGTCTAACTATTCTGAATATCGCTTCTCCTGACTCACATAATGCACCCGCAGCTAACCACTCAAATTCATGGAAACCATAACGACCAGCACAGTCACAACTGCTTGGTGATGACCATTCAGCCCATTTTCGTTCAATTAGATCATTTATTGTTTTTGCTCTTCTACCTGTTTTAGATTGCAGAACACGAGATTGAAACTTCATTCCTGTTCCAACCATATTTATTTGTGTTGTCCTCTTAGCTTGTCTTGCGTAAGGATTATTTCTTACAAGTTCTCTAGACCTATCTCTTAATTTTCTAAGACTATTTCTAATTTCAGCATCTGCACTTAACTGACTTGCCATCCAATCAGAAGTAAGCCTCGAAACTAATGCTCCTTGATAAGCTCTAATATTTCTTAGAGGATTAGCTTTTTTTCCAAAACCTAATACTCTTTTTACTGTATTAGAAATGTTTGATCTGATTCCCATTAGTAAGATGCTCCGAAACGTACAAATGTAGCTCTTGGGTTTCCAAGACCATTAGCGATTAATTCTGCTTGTTTTTCTCTTATTAACTCAGCTTTATATCTGCTTTCTAACATTATTAATTCAGATAATTCATATTTTTTTGCTGTCCTTGTACCAATCTTATATTCTTGTACCACACCTCCACTAGTAATATTTCTAATAGCTTGTTGTATAGTATCGAGATCTTTTTCAACCTGACTTCTTCCATCAAATGCAGCAGGAGTACCAGTATATGCTAATGATGCTAATACTTCAAAACTTCCTGTAAAAATTGTTTGTTTTTCTTGTCCTGATTTATTTGCAACTGCTTGATAAAACCAATTTCCAGCATCAAAATTTGTTGTTGTCGTAGCTGGAATACTAAATTGAAATCCATCATTAAAAGCAGAACTGTTTACAGTTGCACCTTCAGATGAAGTATTAGTTCTTAGGTAATAGATAACAGACCAATCAGGACTACTAATACTATTACCAAATACATCTTGCGTTGCTGCAATTCTCCATTGAACTAGATCACCAGCCCTTATTTTTGATGGAAATGTCATGTTTTTACCAATTTGCGACAAAATTCGACTTATTAGTCGACTTAGTACGATCTAATGATAGCTTACTATCCTTTTTAGGTTCGTCAGGATTTAATCTTTTTTCTAACTGATCAAATATTGTTCTTCTGTCATATTTTTGTAGTAATCTTTGCCATGCAGCATATGCATATACAAATTCATCTAATGCCTCATTACGAGCGTCACTTTTTTTAACCCATACTCTTTCTTGATAGCCATGTTTATATCTAAGTACTTGTCTTTCTGCTGTTAATTCTTGAAAATAATCATTTGTAATTGTTGGATAAAAATGTATATACCCTTCTCCAGGTTCTGCATCTTTTAATCGGTTATGTAATGTTGATTTTATTACATCAACTCCAACAGGAAACAACTGCACACCTCTTTTTAAAGCTTTACCAGAAAAATTTATATCTACTTTGCTAGGTCTTCCTATTGGTGGTTTACCTTTTTGTCCCATTCCTTTTATACCTATCAAACCTAGTTGACCTCTTTCTCGAACATATTGATAAACTTCTTGAGTAAAGTGTCCACCTGTATCTATAGCTGCACTATCAATTTTCATTTTTTTTCCTTCTTCATTTAAATATTCACTCATAAGCACCTCATCCATCTGTTTCCAAAGATCTGCTCTCGCTGGACTACCATAAATAACTTTTCTATCTATTAAATACATTTCTTCATTACGTCCTATACCCCATAAACTCATAGAAAGCCTATCGTCTTGCACATCGCATCCTAGACACAAACTGAGAACTGTTTTAGGAGGTATACCTTGCTTGTAAGTTTCAGCACCTGCTCTTTCCATTAATCCATCAGCACTAACTTTAGATGCTGCTGATTCTTCCCAAACTTCTCCAAGAATAGTATTTATCCACGTTTTTAATTGTTCGGGATCATCTTTACTCTGTAAAAACTCCTCAACTAAATTAGACCAACTTGCATTTGGTGAATATGAATACGCTGCCCATATATGAAATCCTAAATGCTTTGGATTACCAGGTGCTGTAGCTCGCCATTCTCCTCTTTCAACCATCCATCTTTTTTTAGTATGTGGTATTAAACATCCACAACTTTCACAAGCGTATGCAACAGTATCAGGATCATTATCTCTCCATTTCATATTAGGCCATTTTAAATACTGCATATGATTGCATTCCGGACATGGAACGTAATAACGCATCTGACAAGTCTGTAAAAACATTTTCTCTATACGAGAAAAATCTTTAATAGTTGGTGTTGAGCCTGCTACTATTTTTCGATTCCAATAATATTCTGTTCTTCTAATACCAAGCTTTATCTGATCTCCTTCTGTTCCAGCAGATGCAGGGTAACCATCAACCTCATCAAATAAAACTATTCGTCTACTTACCCTACGAAATCCCCTTGCACTATTAGCTCCTACTAAAGATAATGTACCTCCTGGGAAATTTTTCTGTAATAATGTATTGTTGCCATCCTTAGATTTAGGATCACTTACTAAACCATGCAAACATGGAGTATCTCGCAGCATAGGTTGAATTTCTTCTTTAGAGTAAGACTGACAATCATCTAAAGTAGGCTGACAAACCATTATTGGACATGGATCTTGATGAATATGATATGCAATTAAATGATTTAAAATTTTTGAATATCCAACCCTTGCAGATTTCATTAAAGTTACTTGCTCTACGTCTGGATTAGTAATTGCATCCATAATTCCTTTCTGGTAGGGCAAAGTTCTCCATCTACCACCTTCAGCAGAACTTTCAGCAGATAAATAAGCATAATTATCAGCCCATTCACTTAAACTGAGTTTTTTAGGCGGTTTAAAAGCTAAATATGCTTTTTTTTCTAGTTTTGCGAGGTTATTTATCATAAAAATACTGTTTTTTACTGTTTTGCGAGGTAAAAATTATGCTACTGATAACTCTTCTAAAGCTTCTCTTACTATGTCATCTAGGCAAGAAACTGCATTTGTGTCTAAATCTGGGATGCGTTGCTTTGCTTTAGCAGGTATACCTAATAATTTATTTCGAGCATTAGTAATAATGTCACACCACTTATTTTCAACTTCATTCATTGGTACTAATTCTTTCTCTTTCATTTTTCTTTCTAATTCTAGTAATTCTGCTTTCAAATGCTCTGTTCTAGCTTTACTCTCCTCATACTCAGGTATTGATTCATCTGTTTTACTAAGTCGGGATCTATGGACAACTACATTACTGTCTTTTGATTTTGTCCTAACCCTTTTAAATGCTGATTTGCTATACCATTCCTTTTCTAATGTATCGCTATTGATAACTATCTTTCCTTTCTCATCTTGCATAGCCGTAAGACGGCCTTCTTTAATAGCACCATAAACAGCCTGGATGGTTACACCCATTTTTTCTGCTGCTTCTTTTCTAGTTATCAGAGGCATATAAAAAATGTAATTACTTACACTTCTTACAATAGCGTAAATATTTATTCGTGGTATAATACCGCATTTTTACTAGCTTTTTCATAGCTCTTGTCTCATCAGTCTCATATGCTGAGATTTGTAAGAACATTTTGCCCGAAATGCCTAGAAAAATTTTGCGATCCGAAACCATT